AATACTTTCCATGGAATTGACAGATCACGTAAAACCAACTGAAAAACCAGCTTCAGTCAGGACATATAACCCTGATGAAGAAGCTATTTTCTTAAAGTTGGTGTCTGAAGGAGCATATGTTGAAGATATCGCAGCAGCTCTTAACAGACCAATTAATAGTATTAGAGGTAAAGCTCTATCTTTCCTAAGAACAGGTGAGATAGACAAAATTCCTTCGCAGAAAGAAAGCACAGCTGCTTCTAAAGTAGATGCGCTTACTGCGCTTGGGGATATCTCTGGACACACAGTCGAACAGATTGCTGATGAAATCGGTAAAACTGTAAGAGGTGTGAAAACTATGTTGACCAGAAGAGGTCTAGCTTGTGCCGATTATGATGGCGCAGCACGAAAAGAAAAAGCATCCAGCTAAACTTCTTTTCACCCTAGAGGCGTGGTTAAGTTTACTTGACCACGCTTTCTTTTGCAGTAATAAACGGGAGAATAATGAACATAAGTTCAGCACTTATCAATAAGATAATCGTCGAACAGGACATGGAAGTCTGGGGACAACTTGAATCTCATTATTTACCTGCAGAATACCACCCAATTCATCGAGCCGTTGAAAAACACTTTAAGGAGTTTAAATCTCTACCTAGTTTTGATGATTTAAAACTAAGTTTAAGAGACCAATCTATCAAAGAAAAGATATATGCGATAGAAACTTTAGAAGTGGATTCAGAGCCTCAACATCTATTAGAATACTTAAAGAACGAATATACTCATGGGGAACTCCTCGATGAGATAGATACCTATGTGGATAATTCAGTAGCGATGTCAAGTGCTGAAGAGCATATAACTGCGCTAGAAGATATCAGTGTAGAAATGAGGAATAAAGTTGAAATAATAGATACGGAAGAAATTAGTATGCAAAAGATAGATCCTCTAGAAACTGATGAACAGTTAAAAAACTATGTACCATTAGGATTGAATACAGAATATGATTCAAAAATGCACTTTTCAAAGACCGATTTAGTACTTATCGGTGGTAAGAGAGGCGCAGGTAAATCTCTAGTGTGTGCAAACATATCAGTAAATCAGTACGAAAGTGGTAAGAGTTCCTTATTTTTTACAATAGAAATGACTAAAGAAGTAACATTTAGAAGAATGGCTTCTATAGCCACAGGTATTCCATTAGAAAGACTAAGAAATCGTATGCTAACAGCAGAAGAGTTTCGAAGACTAGCAGAGTGGAATGCAGGTAGATATGAGGGAAGTGCTAAAGTTCTAAGTGAGTATTATACTCATGGAAATTATGAAGATTTCCAAGAAACTTTAATAAAACTACCATTAAGACTAGATAAACAGATGGATATAATCTATGACCCAGCTCTGACTTTAGCAAAAATAAAAGCTGAAGTAGAAGTTCGAATGAATTATTTGGATATTGGAGTAGTAATTGTAGATTATATAAATCAAGTACGAAGATCAATGATCCCAAGTAAAACTGGACAGTATGATTGGACAGAGCAAATAGAAGTTAGTAAAACTTTAAAACAATATGCACAAGAGCATAAGTGTTTATATATCAGTCCATACCAAGTAGATGCTTCAGGAGAGGCAAGATTTAGTAAAGGAATATTAGATTCTGCTGATGCAGCATTTGCTTTAGAAACATATGAAACAGGAGATCATTGTATGACGTTTGAATGTAAAAAAATGAGGAATGGACCAATGGAAGACTTCACATCAGAAGTAGATTGGAAGACTTTAAAAGTTGGACCAGCCTCAGCTTTAACACCCAAACAAAAAGAATCCCTGAAAAAATCAATGTCTTCTGGAGAAGAAGTACAGGAGTTATAATGGCAAGTGATAGGATAGGAAGAAAATCAGCAATGCTATGTCCTCTGCCCCCACATAGATGGGAGTGGAGAACTATAGATTGGTTGTTAGAGCAACCAGTTAATAAAGGACATCTTCATACCCTACCTATAAATGAACCTTTAATGGAAAATTTATTAGTAGAACCTATGCACAATCCTATTCTATGCTTAACAAATTATTGGGCCATAGCAGGGGGTCAAAGAATGAGAGCATTGCAAGAAATTAAAAAGACTAAGCCAGACTTTAACTACGAAGTTAAAGTAATGGTCTTTGAAAAAGACTGGCACAACTTGTATTACCTATGGGGAGACGAAGAATCTCGTCAAAAGATTATAGGTATTACATTTCAGTTATGGGAGCTTGTGTTTAAGAGTATGTGGTATGAATCAGACCATACGGATACGGGGGTCGAGATGACATACTACGAAGATTTAGGAGAAGAACTTAAATGGCCTCACGACAAGAAGAACCCGAAGAGTACGAAGAAGAGTACGAAGAAGACTTCATGAACCAAATTGGTATTGGAGTAGAAAGAGTACTTTATGGAATAACATGGATTTTTGAAGGAACTTTCATATTAGTTGTAGTAGTAATACTAGCAGCAATGATATGGGGATAAAATGAACGTAGACGAAGTATTACATAAACATAAATTAGTTTTCCGCAATCAAGGAGCGGACTACATAGTAGCATGCCTGAATCCAGAGCATGATGACAGTAATCCGTCTATGCGTATTGATAAAATTACAGGCATATTTCATTGTTTCTCTTGTGGGTTTAAAGGAAATATCTTTAAGTATTACGATACACCTGTTAGCCACCTTGAGGTTAAGAGAAATAAGATAAAACAAAAAATAGAAGAAGTAAGGGCGCAGAATATTGGACTTACACTACCAACAGATATAATGCCATACATTGGCAACTTTAGGGGATTAAAACCTAAAACATATAAAGAGTTTGATGCCTTTACGCATCATGCCTCACATTTTGTAGGTAGAATTGTATTTCCAATAGAAGATATTACAGGCGCAACAAGAGCCTTTATCGGCAGACATATGGATAGAACAGTAGTACCAAAGTACTTAATCTATCCACCCAAAGCTAAGCTGCCCTTATTTCCTCATACTGCTAGTCCTATTTTAGGACGAGTAATATTGGTGGAAGGAATTTTTGATGCGTTGAACCTTCATGATAAAGGATTAACTAACGCTATGTGTTGCTTCGGCACACAGAATATAAACATGTATAAACTAAGCATGTTGAAATTTTTAGGTGTACGTCAAGTAGATATTCTATTTGATGGAGACACTGCAGGGAGGGAAGCTGCAGAGAAAGCGGCTGACCTATGTGAAAAAGTAGAATTATTGGCAAACATAGTAAAAATGGAACAAGGTTTAGATCCAGGTGATTTGCCAGAAGATAGAGTAAAAAGACTAAAGGAGTACTTATATGACTAAAGTAGCTTTAATAGATAAAGCCCCAAATAGGACAGATTATGTGGCACATTTCAAAAATGAGTTTGAATTTGACCAATACCATCTGTGTAGTGAACAAAAGAAAAAGATTTTAAAACGAGATGTCGATATTGAAATAGATTTAGATGAATATGATTGGATTATTCTTGTAGGAAGCGAAGCATTGCAGAACTTCACAAGAGAAAAATCAATCACAGAGTATAGTGGGAAACTTCTGGACGATAAATATCTCCCAATTATCAATCCCGCTATGCTCGCTTTTAAGCCTGAAGCAAGGAGGACTTGGGACGAGTCTCTAGAGGCTGTTATGGGATATATCAAAGGAAAGATAAAACCTGTACAAATAGATAATAAAAACTTTTTTGGACTAACAGATCCAGAGGAGATAAGAGGTTGGTTAGTTGATGCATTAGAAGCTCCAACAGGATATATAGCATGTGATACAGAAACAACAGGGTTATTTCCAAGAGATGGACATATTTTAGGAATAAGTTTAGCATATTGTAGAGATCATGGAGTATATATTCTAAGTGATTCTATTGATGAAGAAATAGAATATATGATGAGAGACCTCTTTACTAAGAAAAAAGTAATCTTTCATAATGCCAAATTCGATTTAGCTATGTTAGAGTACCATTTTGGTTTTGAGTTTCCAAGAATAGAAGATACTATGCTAATGCATTATATGTTAAATGAGAATCCAGGTACTCACGGACTGAAACAATTGGCTCTTAAACATACTAAGTATGGAAATTATGAAAGAGAACTAACAGACTTTATTACAGGATATTGTAAAAGAAATGGAATACTAAAGGCTCAATTTACATGGGATATGGTTCCCTTTGATATAATACAAGTATATGCGGCAATGGACGCAGCAGTTACATTTGAACTTTATGAGTTAATGGACGAAGCAATCCATAAGAATCTAAAACTAGTAAAAGTATATAGAGATATACTTATTCCAGGTATGTTATTCTTAAAAGATTGTCAAGATGCAGGAGTTCCATTTGACAGAAAAAGATTAGAGATAGCACAAAACTTAATGGAAAAAGAAGTTCAAGAAGCAATTGATAGATTATATGAGTTTCCAGAAGTTAAAACATTTGAGATAGCACAAGGAAAAGAGTTTAATCCTAATAGTACAGTTCAATTACGAAGTCTTTTATTTGATAGTATTGGAATGATTCCAACAGGTAAGCTAACTGGAACAGGTCAAAACTCTACAGATGCGGAAGTTTTAAATAAACTCGCATTAGAACATGCAGTACCACAGTTAATTTTAGATATTCGTCAGAAGTCTAAAATTAAAAATACTTATCTAGATAAGATTATTCCACAACTTGACAGAGATAGTAGATTACGAACAAACTTTAATTTACACAGTACAACTTCTGGAAGATTATCTAGTAGTGGTAAACTGAATATGCAACAGATACCTAGAGACAATCCTATTGTTAAAGGGTGCATTAGAGCTAAAGAAGGCAATAAGATTGTTGCAATGGATTTAACTACAGCAGAAGTATATGTAGCAGCCGCTTTATCAGGAGATAAAAACTTATGTGATGTATTCAAATCAGGTGGTAATTTTCATAGTTCTATTGCTAAGTTAGTTTTCAGGTTAGCTTGTGAGGTAGAAGAAGTTGGAGACTTATATCCATTTGAAAGACAAGCAGCAAAAGCTGTAACGTTTGGTATTATGTATGGAGCAGGCCCTCATAAAATTTCTCAACAAGTAACTAAAGATTCTGGATCAGAGTTTACAGTACAAGAAGCAAAAGGAGTAATAACTCAGTACTTTAATCAGTTTAATAGATTAAGAAACTGGCTTGATGAACAGAAAGAATACATTGAAGCTAACGCATTCTTATATTCTACATTTGGTAGAAAGAGAAGATTAGAAAATGTAAAGAGTGATGATAAAGGTATATCAGCACATGAAGTAAGAAGTGGAATTAATTTCTTAGTTCAATCTGTAGCTTCTGATATTAACCTGTTAGGCGCAATAGATATGAATAATTATATTAAAGAACATGGATTAAAAAGTAAAATATTTGCTCTCGTACATGATTCAATTTTAGCAGAGTGTCCAGAGCATGAGATAGACGCTTATAGTGCTAAACTGAAAGAACTAATACAGAAAGATAGAGGTATATACATAAACGGAGCTCCTGTTGGTTGTGACTTTGAAGTAGGTGATGACTATTCATTTGGGAAGTTCGAGAAGATGTATGCTTGATCTTAAAATCAAGTTTCCAGTATGGGTAATAAATTCTGATAACATCTGGGAACAAGATGGTATAATCTTCATAGATGATAAAGTATTAGATGATAGAAACCAAAAAGGAGATACCATAGGAAAGCGTCGGTTGCAAACACCCTTAAAAAACTTGTTTAATTTGAAATTTCAAATAGATGACTATATAGGGTTAATTAAGCATCGAGGAAAAAATTATGTAGATTCAGGTGGTAGACATATTTATTATGAGAAAACGAAATATACACCATTAAAATGTCATAAGATTATGAGAATAGAAGATCATTTATTATCTTCTACAGTATGGTTAAAAGATATTACATTTTCATTTAGTGTTAAACGTCCACCAACAAGTAGAAAATCGTGGGCACAAGTATTATATTTAAACGGATTACCATGGCTTATTTACGAGTATTTAGAACAAAAGGTAGAAGATACGAGAAGAAAAGTATGAAAATAGAAACACAAATAATGATAGTAGCTTTTATTATTCCTTTCTTTTGTTTAGTAGTAATAGGCTTAAGTATGTTATTAATACAATATTTAACATGAAAGCGGTCTTAAGTAATAGAGTGTATTTATCTGTAGATGCAACTCATCAAGAGTATGTAGACAAGGAATTAACATATACTATACCTAGTCATGATCCTAGAGATCCGCCTATTACTATTAAAAATATGGGCATAATTAGACAAGGATTAGTAACTATTCCAAGTGGTAGAGAAGATTTAATACCTAAAGATTATGAGATAGTTGATAAACGAATTAAAGTACCTATCAACTTCCCTGAGTTTAAGTTTGAGTTACGACCTAGTCAGGCAGATGTTTTTAATGAAGTAAATGATAGTTGTATAATAAACGCTTGGGTAAGCTGGGGAAAGACATTTACTGCATTAGCAATAGCTGCGAAGTTAGGTCAGAAAACATTAGTAGTAGTCCATACTCTAGCTTTATTAAAGCAGTGGGAAACTGAAGTAAAGAAAGTCTTTGGTATACAAGCTGGAATTATTGGAAGTGGAAAGTTTAATATTGATAGTCCTATTGTAATCGGAAGTGTGCAGTCTTTATACCGTAGAGTCGCTGCAATTTCTGATAAGTTTGGAACTGTGATACTTGATGAGATGCATCATGTTAGTAGTCCAACTTTTGGAAGAGTAGTAGATAAAAATAAAGCAAGATATAAGTTAGGATTATCAGGTACAATAGAAAGAAAAGACGGTAAACATGTGGTATTTAGAGACTATTTTGGACAAACAGTTCTAAAACCACCAAAAGAAAATTATATGACACCTAAGATAGATGTTATATATTCAGAGGTAAGATTTTTAGATGGACAGAACATACCGTGGGCTAATAAAGTAACTCACTTATCGTTTCAAGAAGAGTATGTTCATTCTGTCGCAATGATAGCTAGTAGTTATGCAGCTAGAGGACACAAGGTTTTAGTAGTTTCAGATAGAGTTAACTTTCTAAAAACCTGTGCTAAATTAAGTGGAGATGAGGCAATTTGTATAACAGGAGATATACCTCATCAAGAACGACCTGATATGATGAAGCAACTGTGGAAAGAAAAAGATATTCTATATGGAACTCAATCTATTTTTTCCGAAGGCATATCATTAGATTGCTTGAGTTGTCTAGTATTAGGAACCCCTGTCAACAATGAGCCCCTACTCACTCAATTGATTGGAAGAATAATAAGAGTAGAAAAGAATAAAAGGCAGCCCGTTGTAGTAGATATAAATTTACAAGGAAAAACAGCAAGAAGACAAGCTAACAATAGGAAGGGATATTACATGAAACAAGGATATGAAGTAAACCACCTATGAAAAAATACTTCTTGACAACAGGTTGAAATTTTAGTATAATATAATGATACGATATAATTGGAAGAAGATTCTTAAAGATAGTAACAATAAGGTATCTGATATATTGCTGGTAGTATGGTATGTTACCTACGGGTATCCACCGACCAGTAAAAGAGATAGACTATTTAAGTTCTACGGAAAGGACTATTCGGGAGACAGTTTCTTGATTTTCCCAGAAGGAATCTACAAGTATCGAAAGACTGCGTCAGATTCGGAATGGGCAGCATACATCGGGATAGCATCTTATAGAAGTTATAACGAGTATTTAATAAATAATAAATTAACAATTGAGGTAGAACGAGTACCGAAACGACTTCAGCCTATAATATTAAAAAACAGACTACTTAAAGTAGAAGATGGACTTGTTCATTTTTTATATGAGAAGTCACATTTGGAGAAATGAGATGGCATTAAATTTTGCACAACTAGAAGGGAAAGCTAAGAAGTCTTCCCTCAACCAATTCCAGTATGTAGACGGAGACAATGTTCTTCGTATGGTAGGAGATATACTTCCTAGATATGTGTATTGGATAAAAGGTGAGAACGCGAAAAATATTCCTATGGAATGTTTATCCTTCAACCGTTCAACAGAAACCTTTGATAATAAAGAGAAGGATTGGGTTAGACAGTATAACCCAGAAATGAAATGTGGGTGGTCTTACGCCACACAATGTATTGATCCTAAAGATGGACAAG